TTCATGGGAAACATTGTCATAATTGTATGATTCTTCTTCGATTGACGCCTGAGTATTGCCGGTCGTTCCGGCCTGTAGTTGAGACAGTTCCGCTTGTGCTGCTTTCAATTCGGTTTCGCGCTGAGTGATCCGGTCGGTAATGGCTTTAATTTCGGCCATCTTGTTTGTGTTTTCCAACGCAGCATTGCCTTGCTCGATTCCGGTTTCAAGAAGGCGAATCGTAGTTTGCAATTCAGATATGCGTTCGGCGGTCTCAGGGGTTTGTACAGACGCTTCCTGAACGGTTGGAACCGTAATACCCGTCGCGCCTTCCTGTGTCCCTACGGGCTCCTGGACGCCTTGTGACAACCGTTCCGTGGCAACAGTCTGCCGCGTCCCCGTGGGCTTAGTTGTTTCTGCTGTCTGGTTAGCCTTGGGCGCGCCGAAGCTGCCAAATGCTACGCCGAAGAATGCGCCGGAGATAGCCCCTCCAAGAGCAGCAGAAAACGGTTGCTTGACCCAAAACTCAAACGCGGCCCTTTGCATGGCTTCTTCTGGTGCCATTCCGTCCTCTATAAGTTGGGAAACGTACTGGTTGATTTCCGCATTGTCGCCCATGACGGCCATGTCAATAATGGTATCGGCAATCTGAGCGGCATATTCCTCGGTTGCCTCTATTCCGGCCTGTTTAAGCGCATCGACCACAACGGCTATCAGGCTGGCCTTTTTGAACGTACCGGCGGCAATTTGCTTTGCTAGTCTGTCCGCGACGCTGAACAATCTTTGGATAGGCAGTTTTTCGGTGACATATTCTACGGCACCAACCAGGGTACCGTATGCTGCTGCTTGTGGGTTGGTCGCTCCGCGCTTCAATGCGTCGGCTGTAGCCATACCAGCCGCCGATCCAGCCATCCAAACAAGGGATCCGATAGGTCCGGCGGGTAGTTTGATTGCCATGTCAAGAATGCTCAGTCCGGCATCGGCAACCAATTTGACAAGCGGTGATTCGATGGTGCTTGTTGCCAGTTGACGCGAATCGCTGGCAATGCGGCCAACCATCAAAGCGCCTGTATAAATATTCTCTGTCGCTGCGGGTACGGCAATGTTTCCGGCAGAATAAAGCCATGTAATCATTGCCATGCTGCCGGTATATAAACTTAAAACAGAGGACGCGATTTCGCCCGCCGGTCCTTCTTCTTTTACATAACTCTCCAATGCTTTGTATGTGGCAACGTAAGCCCTCCGGTCAAGTTCCTCCTCCAATGAATCGGCGTAGTTATCAAAGTTCTCGTAATCGCCAAGGCCGTAATAATAACGCAGAATATTGGCTTCATCTTCGGTAACATATCCATAACGAGGACTCACGCTTGTGGTGTTGCTAAACAACTCATTCGACGCCACTTGCTTAAATACTTCTTCGTTATTTATAACGGCCATTATGTCATTGCGGTAGTCTGCCCCGAATCCGTTGACGGACGGAGAAAGTTCCTGCACTTGGCTTGCCGTTGCTACCGCAGCATCATAGTCGGGCACCTGCTTGAATTGATCAATCAAGTATTCCGCTTGCAACCGCAACCTCATCGTCTGCCGTTGCTGTTCTTCTTTTTGCTGCTTTGCAGACGCCGCCGCATCTTCGGCGGATTCCATTTGTGCGCGCTGTACGGCATCGGACTCCGGGGTTCCTCCTTCGGACGGTTCCTTGTATCCGGGGGTACTAAAATTGTACACGAACCAGTCTTCAATCTTTCCCCAGAAGTTGCGGTCCTCCGTTGTTTCGCTTGCCATTTTTTCAACAGCGCGCCGCCCGGCTTCACGGTCGATTTGTGCCAAGCGTGTCATTTTTTTAACGAATCCGTCGGTAAACCCAATCTCGTCCAACACATTTTCAAGCACGGGAGAAACCGGAGCTTCCGACGTTTTTCCAGCCATGAGATTTGATACGTATTTAGAATATCCTTCACTGCCAGGAGTTTTGCTTTCTGTATACTTATTAGCAGAGGAAAAATACTCCGACAACGCAAGGAAAGTATCGTAGTGGCTGTATATTTTCGCGACTTCTTCTTCTGTAATTTCCACGTCGCTGTCAATGAGAGCTTGCAGTTCTTTCAGGAACCTGTTATAGTCGGCTATAAAGTTTTCTGTATTCTGATACGCCCGTGGCGATTCACCGGCAACAGCGGAATCAGGTTCGTCGTATAGGTCCAAATACGACTTGGGGGGAATGCCAAGTTCTTTCCTTCGCTGGTCGTCTTCGGACGGCCTGTAATGATAGCCCTGCATTTCAAAGTCAAGATAGTTGTATGTCGGGAACGTCATACCATCCTCGTACTTGACTCCGTACAATCCAGCGATTTCCTCGCTTTTCTTGGTTTCCTGTTCCGCGTACTGTCCTTGTAGGTATTGAGGAAAAAAATATTCCGCAAGCCTTGGGTCAGCCTTTTTACCCATTTCATTGGAAACAAACTGATAATATTCGTTTTCAAGTTGTGTATACTGATCCGGGTCGTAGTTCGGATTATTGAACTCAATCTCCGACATCCCACTTGACGTCCGGTCTTTGTTGTAGTTGTATTGCTTTACCAATGCCTGATAATTGGATACGTCAACGTCGAGGCCATAAGTTCCGTATAGCCAGCGCTGAAAGTCGGTGAAGTCATCCACGTAATCCTTGGTTTTTGACTTTGCGGTTGATACTTGTTCAAAATTGGGTATTGACGATTGAACGTCTTTGTTTGTAAGAAAGTTGGAAAACGTTTTTGCATACGAGGAATCGTACCCAAGCGAAGCAAGCCGCATTTGCGAATCAACGATTGCGGCATAGTCTATGTTTTCGTTGAACGTCTGTGATCCAAACGTGCTACCGCTTTTCATCATCGCATCGACGACAGACGCATAATCAATCCCGGCATCAAAACCAGGAATCACAGACGTCTGCGCGGTAGCTTGCGGCTGCTGCGTTTGGACGACGGGTTTTACAATAGACGGCATACGCGCCTCCGTTACTTAGTCATCTGGATTTTTTTGCCGCCGGTAGAGCTAGCCTGTACCTTGGACTTGACTTCAACCGGAGGCGTATTGGCGGCAACAAATTCATTAATCTTTACCATGACCGAATTCTTGTCGGCACCGTTCAGAATAAGCAGCCCAATTTGCTGCACCTGCGCATCGTTAAGATTATAGGTTCCGGCCCTTACGTTCTCCCACAAGGAAGTCAGTGGATCGCCTCCGCCAGAGTTTGTTGAGGGTGACGAAACAGTCTGCAACACCGCCGGGTTAGTATACGCATTCCGTAGCTGCATGGCCTGGTTCTCAACCGCAGATTGCTGCTGGTTCTGCGATACAAGATACGCTGCTTGCATTTGCAAGTTTTGAAGTTCCTGCTGCTTTGCGGTAATGGCCGACGCCGCTTGCGCCGCCGTGGTTCCGACTCCGATGCCAAGAATCAGAGCCGTGTCGTTATCGGCGTACCCAAGGCTGTTGATGCTGGATATAGCGTTAGCCAGTTCGGTTGACTTCTGCGTATAGTATTCCTGGACGGTCTGTATATTTGCCATTCTTTCAGCCTGAGACGCGGCGACTTCGCTTTTGTACGTGGCGTAGTCGTCATCGTTGAGAGAACTTAAATAGCTGGACAGAGTATAAGCATTATCCTGCAACGCCTGATCCTGCGAGAAAGCGGTTTGGTCAACCCCTTGCAGGAAGCTGGCCCGCTGCAATGCTCTGTCCTGCTCCGCGCTCCACCGTGTATAGGCCGCCTGTTCGTATTCCGGCGTGGCCCGTCCTAAAAGCTGTGCCAACTGCGTGCTTGTGGTTGTAGAGTTCACAATGCCGCGATTTGCCATGTCTTGCATAATCGACGCATTGCCTTGCTTCAAGTACTGCTGCAAGCTGGCGTCGGCAGACGGATCGTAGGTAAATTGTGCCGCGTCCTGTGAGATTCCGTAAGTATTCGCCGCCTGTGTAGGAACGTTCGACAGTATGGATTCGGCAGTCTGAGCAGGAGCGGCGGACACCGCTGGTGCGGCAGCGGTAGCCACGGCCTGTGTTCCGGGAAGGGAAAGCGTCTTGCCCGCATAAATTTTATTGGCATTCGTAATATACGGGTTCGCTTCCATTAAAGCCTGAACCGTAGTATTATACGTTTTCGCCAGTTGGCCCAGCGTATCGCCGCCTTTGATGGTGTATGTGTCCGCCATAACATTTCACTCCATTGCTTATATTGAGATCGTTACGCTTGCGCGCTTGACGCGCCTGTCGCCATTGCTTTTTCCGCGAACCCTGTCGATCCATAAAGTCAGCACGGGCGCGCCGGTCACGGACGGCGGGAACCCTTTTTCTACGGCATACCCGCCCCAGTTAAGGAATGTCCCGGAATTGATATGAAGGGATGACCGAGGCGTCAATGTCTTGTGGTTTGTATCGGCGTCGAATATCAACGATGGAAACGCCATTTGTTGGTGAGTATGCGCTCCGATATACACGTCCGCTACGATGTCCTCTTTCATGCGCTGTAGGGCATTGGCCTTACCGCCCACGGTCCTACCGCCGCCGCTACCGTGTTTGCAGTAGATGGAGTATGTCACCGTTCGGTTCCCGTCGGCTGTCCAGTTTGCAAACAGCATGTACGCGCCCACGGAATAGATAGCGTTTACGTCGAGTCCGAGCCTTGCGATAATGTTATTGATTGGGAGGAATCCAACCTCCCGGATCATCCGCACTTCATGATTCCCCTCGGTCGCGGAAAGGATTTTGTGTTTCACCGGCGTAAGCAATTCTACACCATACTCGGTTTGTTCTTGTGGCGTCATTGTCGCCATGTACACGTTGCCAATGCTGCTACGCAAGGCCATGTCCAGCAGGTCGCCTATCAAAAGTATGTATCCGTCCGGGTCGTCCTCAACCCGTTTCAAAGCGTCTTTGACCTTTCTCAGGTCCGCGTACTCGGTGCCGAAGTGGCTATCGGAAAACGGGTAAAGATTGATCTTATCGTGACGTCCAAGGTCGTGTATTAATACTTTTGGTATCTCCATTCGGTCGCCTCGCTCTCGCTTTATTCCTCCGTGATTACTGATTAGCTTCCCAGTTGTCCCAGGTGTAGGTATACGGCCAAAAACCAGGATTGTCCCGGATGTCCAGATGCAGGTTGGTATTGCTCCCAATGCCCCAGCCCAATTTCTTAGGTTTTCCGTTTTCCCAAGGCCAAAGCTCCTGCGCGGCACGGGCCACTAGGTAGCAGTTGGGGGTATGGTCCAGCCGTTTGCCGTCGGCGGTCACGGTCGTAGCATACACGTCGGCAGCCTTGCCAATCAGGTGTTGAGAACCGCCCGCCCCGCCGATCCGTGCGTTGTACGCCGCATTGCGCCATCCGGAACGGATGATCAATTTGACCTCGCCGCCGTTGGCATATTTCTCGTTTAATTTGTGCCTGAGAGGCTCCAGGACGTCCTCAAATAGGTCCTGGATAACAGGGTATACGCTGGACGGTGCGGGCGTCCATAGATCGGCGTAGCGGTTGTCAAACACGTTCATTTCGTATAGCTTGAAATGGGGCGTTTGCGGTTCTACGGTTGCAATTTGGGAAGACAACAAAGATTTCCATGTCTTAGGACCAACAATCCCGTCAATATCTAATTTTTCAACATTGTTGTCGACGGTAACGGTATTTTTTGATTGATAATCTCGCACCGCAGCTTCCGTGCGCGGGCCGAAAATAGACAACCATGATTCGTATTTAGGAATGTTCAGGTATCCTATTTTGATTAGGATACCCGTAAGTTGCTTAACCTCGGACCCAACCGATCCCTTTCTTATTGTTTTGGGTATCGTCATGTCGTCCTCCTTAAAATCCCTTTTTGTTGGTGGGATCGTTCAGTACCCCAAATATAACAAGGGTATCAAGAACAATAGCCACAACGTCGCCGACAACCCCCATGTCGATTCCGATTGCTCTGTCGAGTCCTGTCAATGTAAGCATTGCAAAAAGATTAGCCGCTACGGCGACCCACAACACCTTGGATTTGTAACGATTCTGCATGATTATTTCACTCCTTTTATTTTCGCTGCCTTATCGACAGCGGGTTGCGGGGTTAGGCGGGGAAAGTGATCTCGGTTGTGTAGGTTACGCGGAGGATTTGAGCGTCGGCTACTGCAACGGGGGATGCAAGAAGATTTCGTTCGGTCATAAAATAATCGTTTCCGAACCCATCATAAAGAAGGCGAAGATAAAGACCCGTTTCTCCGACATTTATCGTGTCGCCGGAATTGTTTGAAAAATCCCTATAAAATACTTTTGTCCATTTTTTTATCTCGGAAGCATATGTCGGGTTTGCATCTACGGGGCTGTCCCACGCAAGTTGTCCTGCGCTGCTTCCGTTGGCTATCATTGCGCCTAATGCGTAATCCTCAAAACTTTCTGCGCCAGTTCCTGTTCCAACAAATAGTCCATAAGACGCATTGGTGCTTGTTCCTATATATTCAGATATATTATCTGATGGAAAAGCAAGCAGCTTTCCAGCAGAACCAGTCCTTACCGTGCTAGACGTCGCTTTTAATTTAGTTGATCCCGCTCCGAATCCCACAGACCCACCATCAACAGCGCTGGTGCATGGCAAAAGTATGGATGCGCAAAAATTATAAAAATTTCTGTTCCAGCTTTTTGATTGTTCGTGCTGTTTAAATGCAAGCGAACCGTCGGCATTGAAAACCTCGGTCGTGACGAACACAAACGGAGGGGCAGGAACGTGCAGGGCCTTGCAAGCCTTATTTACCGAGTTGATGCAAAACCGTCTAAATGGGGAAACAAAATTCTTTTCTATCATTTTACTCACCTCACGCCTGTATTTCTGCGGTCACGGATACGGTTGGAGCGGACGGGACGGTCAGGCTGGATGCGGCTACGGCGCGGGCGTTTGGAACCAGCTCCCCGTCCACCTTGCCGGTCGAAACATACGCCGAATATCCCGTCTGAACATTCGCAGCCGTGGCGGTCGCGTCGGACGTGTCGGTGCCGCCTGTTCCGTAATTTCTAAATGGCATATCATTCACCTCACGACCAAGCGATGATTTGGGCAGTTACGCTACCGGCAGAATGGGCAAGGTACAGGGTGGCACCGGTCAGGTTTACGCCGTCCTCGTAATACTCCGCATCATCCTTGCGTATCCCATACGGCGCGGTAGGCGTCGCAACTTTTCCGGTCGCGAAGGCAAAACGGAAAGTGCCAGTACCGTCGCCGCTCTGAACAGAAACGCTAAACTTTTTCGTCCCTGCCGGAAGGGCCTGGGAATACTCGGTGTCGGCCGTGGTGAGTTCAACATTGTAGATCGCAGGCGTGGTCGGTAGGCTGGCGTCTGTCGCCTGTACCGCAAAAGTCCCGGCGTTCGTTACCGCTCTTGATGCGGGGTTCTGCTCCATGTAGGAAAGCTGTTTTAACACCTGCATGACGGTGATGGCGGTCGTGTCTGTCGCATCGCTTTTTGCATCGGCTTTTGCGCCCAGGGTTACAATCGCACCATCAACAACGGCGTTGAGCGCGGCGGTTACTGCCGCCTGTGTCGCGAAAGTACCGGCATTCGTCACTGCCCGGCTTGCCGGATTTTGGAGCATGTAGGAAATTTCCTTGAGTATTGACATGGCGGTAATTGCGGTAGTATCCGTTGCCGCACTCTTGTCGTCTGCTTTTGCTCCAAGAGTAACAAGTGAACCGTCTACCAGAGAATTGATTGCGGCTGTTATCGCGGAACTAACCGATCCACTAATAGGAACGGGATTTCCAACGGCAGCGTCGGCGTTTCCAACCTGAATGTTGGCATTTGCGTTAAAGTTGTCATGTGTTGCATTTCGCGCCTGAACCTTATTGGTTGTGCCGTCAGTTGTTTGATCGATTGCAACAGACCCAATAACAACAGAATCCGTTCCAAGGTCTACCTTGATTCTTTGTCCAGATGAATCATAGGCGTCGTTTAGTATTTGTGATGCACTAAGCCATGACATACCAATCTCCTCCTTAATTATCCTTGCCGGAGGCCATGATGGCCGCCAGCATAAAGCCCAAAAAGAAACATAAAAACCCGATAATCATAGCAACATACCACGCAATCATCGCAATTCATTCCTCAATTCGTCGATCCGTTTATGAGCAAATTCGGCTCGTTCCTCGACTTTTCCAAGCCGCTCCCGTACGCCGTTGTACTTATCGATTGTTGCTTCAAGTGCGCGTAACCTCTCCTCGGTTTTCCCCGTGAAATATCGGAACCCGCCATACACAGCAGCAAATCCAACGATGATTTCCAGCGCAATACCGACTATGGCTACGATTACGGTTGGTGTCATGGTGCGGTCCTCCGTTACGTTAATACTCAAAAACCAATGTTCCGTATTTGACCCTTTTGCCGCCCGTGTTTGATATCTCAGCTTCGGACGCATCTTTATACACGTAGATGGTTGCCGAATTGTATGTAATCTTCATCATTCCTGGGCTTGCCACTACGCTTCCGTTTTCAACTACAGGAGCAAATGAAGACCATGACATGCCGGTTATGTTTGCAGAAGTTACAGGGCTTGTTATTGAAAACAACGTATCGTCGCTGGTTCCGTCTGCGGTTTGCGCTACGCAGGTTATACACTCTTTGCCATTGACCTTGAATCTGTATATACCGGTCGGATCGGAACTGAATCCGTCAAGCGTAGGCGACCAATAAAACCATTCGGGGAAGTCTTGCGGTATTATGCTTTTTGATGTTACGTTTGAGTATAGCGGATACGTTGCAGTATCCAGGATATCGCAATCTCCCGACGCCGAAACAAATCCGGGGAACTTGGATATCGTGGTTTCGTCATTTCCGGCGTCGTAAGACGGATCTGCGGACACGTTTCCGTATCTTTCGGTACTATCCTGAGTCCATTTCAACGGAGTGCCTTTGGAATATTTGCTGCGCTGATCTCCGGCAACCTTAAACTGGTTTGAAGATACATATTCCCAGTCATCTTCGGAATCAACCCACCCAAGGCTCATTATTTCTATTACCGCATAGTAGATAGCCATTACAATGGCGTTGATGTAATCAATAGCATCCTGAACATTACTTACGCCAATGCCGGACACCGAGTCGTCGAACAAAACACCGGACGCTTGAAGCCTGAGGGGAACCCAGGTATTGTTGTATCCAAGAAGCGGAACGCTTGCTCCTTGCGCTACGGTAATCGATTCCGTTGCGCCGGATATTGTCACCACGCCGGTGTTTATGTTGAATATCATAATAGAATGGAGCGCGAAATCGCCGTGATCAAGCGTTCCACCCATAGTAACCGTAATGTCCGTTGCACTGTTGCAAATCACGATGCCGTAATAACCGGATGCCAGCGATTGCGAATCGGTAATTACACTTACAAACTCGTATTCACAAAAAGCGGATGCAGGAAGATCGTTTTTCGATACAGACATTACGCACCTCCAATTTCCGCAGAACAGGAGCTAACATCAATCGAAAACCGTCCCGCACTTACCGTAATGTCTTCTGAATGGTCCTCTGTAATCGATGCCACGCATACGAGCTTATACGTTCCGGCTGGACACTGATGTACAATAAACGGAATCATTATGTCCGCCATGCCGTTGGCTCCAAGTTCCGGAGGAGCGGTCATGCTGAGTATGGATTGGCTTTTTATCGATATAAAAAGTTCTTCCGACGTATCCATGTTGGTTAATGCCACGGCGGCCACCCATGTCATGACAAAGCTGGGGAGGCCAAATATCCTTGCCAAACCGGACACATCGCTGACAGTTTCCAACTTGAACGCAGATTCGTCGTTCAGCAGGTAAGTGTCGGCGTGGGTTATTTCAACTTCCGATTCGTTTTCGTAATGATACGAAACCAAATTTATTAATTCAGCCGGAATATTGTTTGCTGTAGCAAGGCAATACCTTCCCTTGCGGTATTCTTGCGGTTCGGCATTGTCTGCATCGTGAGAAATCTGCGGGGCGTTTACATAAACATAATCCGATGCATCTGAATTGGAGATATAAATGCGCACGTCAACGCAATTTTCCCCAAACTCCGCCGCATTAAACGAAATAGAAACCTGTCTCGGAAATGCGCTGGAAGAACTGTAGGAAAGGGTCGTTCCGCTTTTCTGCAATTCCGTGTCTTTGAGCGCAAACCATTGCGAATAAGTTTGGTCGTAAATCCTTACGTCAAACGATCCGCCCTTGATGTGCGCCGTAAATCTCATTTGCGAGTTACCCTTTTCAATCGAATACTGTGGATTCATGGTTGCATATGGAATGTCGTCTGGATTATAAGTAACGTTTGACGACGTTGATATTTTCAAGGTTCTTGCGCCAAGCCACGGGTTGTCTCCGACAGAAATTGCAGTACCGGAAATGGTCCAAAATCTCGGCACAAAACCAGTTGCCGCCGATCCGGTTGTGTCGCTCGGATCAATAGCGGTAAATTCACTGTTGGCAACAAGGTTCCTGTCCCAAGAAAGTTGATCAGAATTAAGCACGGTAAGGTATCCGCCGTTGTTGTCAAGAAACTCAAAGATGTTTTCCAGTTCTCTTTTCCACCTAATGAAAGTATCATCAGGCGTGTCCAGTATCGGGAGCCTTGGTATCGTACCCATTACTTTTGCCCCCTCATGTGGATATCCACGTAGTGAATATCTACCGGCCCGGTCCCCGTAAAGCGCAACCTAAACCAGTACGCATTGTTGAGGGCCTCAGCGTACACACAGACGTTTTGAACGCTGGACGATGTAGAGAACGTATGGAGTAGCGTAAAGCCTGTCGTGCCTTCCGGTGACGTTGAGTAGTACAATGCGCCGGTTGATCCAGTCGGCAGGTATATAGCCACCCATATTTGGCCCAAAGACATACCGGTTTTGAGCTGTTCGTCGGTAATAGCCTTGGATATCCAGTCCCAAGATACCGGAACGTCTGCGCCGGAATAGGGATCGTCGGCGGTTCCGTACCGCATTGTCCATATCTTTCCGCTTGTGTCCAGCCCGAAAGCCTTTTTAGGAAAGCATGTCATATCGATGAACGAACCAGTATCGACAAACCAAAGCCCTTTCTCAAAATCATATTTCAAAGTCAGGTTGTTCCCTGTGGCCGTCGATCCGTAGGAAATAGCCGCGTATAGGTATTTATCATCTGCGGTCAATGTGCTGCCGGTAATATATGTTGCATTGACGCCAGCGATATACGAATCAACCTGGGTGGATATCTTTGTGTACTTTGCGCCGTTGTACTGATAAATGCCGGTTGTATCCATGAAGTACAGGTATCCACCGGCATCAGTAACGGCCCACTGTCCGACACATCCTACCCCGGCATAAATCGGAACCACCTGATACGTTGTTGGTTTCGTGCCGTATAGTTCAAACATGGCTCCTGGTGTAAACATCTGTACGTGGTTGCTGTAGCACCATAAGGCAGTTATGTCATCCATGACCTGCGTGATCGTGCCTGACCATGAATCAGTATCAATACCTTCAAGCGTTTCATAATCGTCTATGTCGTTCAGAGCGGAGGCGTATAGGGTTCTTCCCTTTGCCCAAAACAAGCGCCCATTAAACGCCACCACGAGCGTTGTGGCGGTCTGTGTGTATGAGGATAAATCGGTAACGGTGGTTCCGTCCCACGCATACCGGTTTTCTCCGTCGGTTACGATCGAATAAACATTATCTCCGGCGTCAAACTGGGCAAACTCGCACCGGTTGGTGTTTGCAGTTTCCTCAAACGTCTGAATAGTCGTCATGGTTCCGGCATTGTCATATTTCCACACATCGCCGTCAACCAGCAGCAGCGTATCGTTTTCCCTTGCCCCAATTCCGCGCTTGGTTGTGACGGTATAGTTGTATTCTTCTTTACGCCCTTCCCTGGAAGAAAGGGCGGGAAAGTTCCGCGCCGACATGTTGCGAAGGTACGGAGAAGTCGCCATTTCTATAGCGAATGGCGTTTTGCTTGTGTCGATGCCGCCACCGAATATTAACTTTTGCAGCACGCCCTTACCGCTCGGCGTGTTCAGATACGGCTTGCTCATACTTCCTCAAAAACGAACATGCTGTTCGGGAGTCTGCGGGACCGCCCGGTCATAATCCGGCGCGCATTGTTGTTGCTGCGCATTACGTTTCGCATGACGACGTATCCGGGCTTGTCGCGCTCAAACCGGTTTTCTTTGGCGCGCTCAAGAACTTCGTTGTATTTCCTGGTGTATAGATTGGCAATGTCGATATCGGGGTTGTCGCCGGATCCGGCTATTTCCGCAATGGCGGCGTACACCAAGAGTACGTGCCAGCGGTAGTACAGGTCGGGCGTGGTGGTCAGCGAGTCGGCAGATATTGCCGATGGCGTCGGACGATAAATTACCCGTACCGTCTTGCCGGTTTCTGTCGGCAAAGGGTAGAATCCGATATAGTCCGTGGAACCGCTGGAAATCTTGTACCAGCCGCCGTACACGCTCCGAGTAAGGATCTTGTCGTAGTCCTGGTATAAATACTCAATGAACGAGTCGGCCTCTTCCGGCGTGGCGTACAGGCTCCAGGACACATCGGAAGCGGATGACTCAAAGTTGGTTGTCACGGTCAGCGACGTTACGCTGGACACCGTATCGACAATCTTCAACTCGCCATTAATGACGATATATTCATCTTCCAAGTCGGACGTAAACGCGGTGCCGGAGCCGGTTACGGCCTTGGCCCCGGCAGTCGCGCTTACTGTTCCGTCTTGCGTAGTCACATTGGCGTCGTTTGACACCATTACTCTTTTGATTAGGTCGATTTGCATGTCGGAGGGTAGCGCATAGCGGGCCGTATCATCGATAAGGATAAAGTCATACGTGCTTTCGACTTGCAGTATATCGAAGATATTGTCCTGCTCAATATTTAAGAAATCCACCTTCTGCGCGTCGCTCCATGCGGTCGCCGCTTTCGGGTAAAGGAGTTCAATTTGATCCAATATCTCGTCGGCGGTCATGCGCTACTCCTCCTGTCGATTAGTCTACGGGAATACCTTCTTCTCTGCCGTCTGTGAGAATGTTGCTCCAAACATCGTCGGCGTTTCCTTCGACATTGCCTGTCGGATCAAATGCGGCCTTGGCAACGTTGAAGTAGTTGTCAACAACAATGTTTTCGCCGGAAGAAGCGTCACCAGCATCGGTATCAAACACTTCGGTTCCGTTTTCAATGAAACTGTTGTTTTTGACTACCCAGTTCTGGCACGGCATCTTGAGAACATTGGCGTTGTCGAGAAAACGATTGCCTTCAAGAACCCAGCGGATCGGGTATCCAATTCCGGCCCCTGTCGTGTTCTTGATTGCATATCCGGTCATGGAAGTGATAAAGCAGTCATAGATTCCCACGTGACCGCATCCGCCGGACTGTTCGATTGCATCCTGCCCGGAAGCGAATCGGCAGTTGATAAATTCGGCGTGGGATCCGTCGCGCTCATCGTCGCCATCTCCGCCGTCACGGTACAGTTGCACACAAGCGGCATCAGTCGGACCGGCAAACAGGATGTTCACGAACCGCCATCCCTGTTGGATCACTTTGACAAGAGGCGCGGTCGTGGCTACGGTAGGAGTGGTCCACATAGCGGTACTCTGGCTTCCAGCTTTAGGCGTTCCGTCGATATGGCGAGGCCTGTTTCCGACACCGATAACCGTTACGTCGAAAACCTCAACGGGAGTCGTGAGCTGTTCGGTTACTTTTCCACGGAAATAAATCCGGTCGCCGGAGTCGAGCACGGCGAATGCCGCAGCCATTGTCGCAAACGCAGTATCCCATGTGGTTCCGTCGTTTCCAGACGCACCGTTCACGGTGTCGAGATAGTAAACGCTTCCGGCGGGCTGCACAAGAGGCTTTCCACCAAAGTACAAAGCGCCGGTATCAGCGTCAATGATTTTTCTGGTCTTTCCGACGTACAGATCGTTGTCGGGAAGATAGGTCGGGTTTCCAGCGTTAGCCATTTTTCACGCCCCCTTACGAGCCGAGAGAGCCGACGATACCACGCCAGTCAGCATAGCCGCAGACCCACGAAGCATAGCCCCAAATCTTGCGGTTGAGAGAGTTCGGATCTTCCTTCACGCCGAAGAAAGGTTTGTCGCCCCACTTGTATTTAAGGTTGTTCTTGGAAATCATCGGGCTTCCGTCCTTCAAGCCCCAATAGGGACTGGTGATGTAGGACATAGGAGCAACCATCAGTGGGGGGAGGGAGGCGCGGGTGTTCGACAGCTCACCGGCAATATTGGTGCTGGCAAGAATTTCTTTTGCGGCACGTTCCTGGTCGGTGGAGCACCACAGGATGGACGGACGCAGGTTAATCAGGATATTGGCCTGGTTGGGCGTAGCTTTCAGCAAGGTTTCGGCGGCCTGAATGTTGGCGTAACTCAGTGCGCCGGTAAACAGGTTATCGCCATCCTCGCCGGAGTCGGCCCCGTCGGGTTTGAGCGGATGGGTGTTGCTGAACAAGTACGCGCCGTCATAGCCAGCCGTAGTGGCAAAGCCGTTATTGATGACGTCGGCGGCGGACTGCTCCTGGGTGGCGCGAAGACCACGGGCCATAGCCTCGGGTTTCGGACCGATTTTGCCGTACTTGTCCCAACGCTGGGCTTCGTAGGTAATGGAGTACGCCTTGTTGTACGCCTGCTGGGTAAACGTCGCGGTGTCGCCTTCAGCCATGGAGTCCATGTTGAAGGGTTCGCCTTCCTCACCCTCGTCCCACGTTCCGAAGGCTCCGAGGTGGAATTCGTCCTCGACCCAAGTCTGAGCCTGTTCCTCAACGAAAAGTTGAGTATACTCGAGAGGAAGCATATCGTAAGTATCCGATATGGCTTTCAGGTGCCCAAGTTCCAATAGGCTAGGAACTGCACTGGTTAAAATAGGAGCCGGCATTTTTTATTCCTCCTTAACCCGCACAGATGAAGCGATTTAACATCACTACATCGGCGGTACTTGCGGTAGTGTCGACGTTTCCAACAACCATGAAAATTCCTCCGGTTGAATCGTCGGAATCGAAAACTCCGTCACTGTACCAATCGTAGGCGACTCCAACAGCCGGAGTAGCCGACCCCAGGTACGGCATGTTGTATACGGAAAACGGATTGACGTCGACGGCGATAATGTCTGTTGCGGCAGCGGTGGTTGTGGTAATTGCCTCCATCGCAAATCCGGCAACCGTAGTAACGGCGGCGGCATCAGCGGCAAGAGAAAGTTTTCCGCCTGAAAAAACAAGCGGAGATCCAATCACGATGGTCTGGTTATCGTTTACCGCATACCTTTTGGGGACAGCGCCAAAGCCAATAAGGCACTGCGCGTATTTTACGGGCATTTAAATTCATCCTTTCTTTACGCCCCCTTCTTTGCCGAAGATGGAACTCAGCATGTCGCCGGAGTATGCGCCTTGGTGGCTCATGGCCTGGGCGTATTGCTGTGGGGTGATCCCCAATCGCCGCATCATTTCGGCTTCGGAGCGTGTAACTTTGACTGTTTGTTTTTTCTTGACGGGTCCGGGCGGAACATTGCCGCCGGGATCGACCCGCGCTGTTGAATTTTGCATTGCCGCTTTCTGGAGTTCGACCTCTCTGAGAAGATCATTCTTGGGCGCGCTGGCCGCTTCTTCGCCATACCGCATGAAGTAGGCTTCCTTGACGGTAATGCCGTGCTTCTTGGCCGTGGCGATGATTTCCGGCTTATGGTCTGCCGCACCCGGATACTTGTCACAAAGACTATCCAGTTGCAGTTCCATAACGCTGTCGGTGGGCTTGGCGACCTTGGAGTATACCTGCTTCAGCACTTTAGCGAACTCAGCCTTGTCCTCGTCGCCCTCCATTGCGGAGATAGCTTTCATGACAG